GTTTTGCATTCTTTCTTGCTTCTTTCTCGTTTCTATAAGTTGCAAGTTCTTGTCCATCTACATAAACTTTAAATTTATTAGACTTCTTAGAAATAACGATAGGTACTTTTTTTCCTTTTGCACCCTTCTCCATGTAGGAATCAATTTCTTCTTCCCCACGAGGTAGTTTAAATTTTTTTACTTCATCTAATGTATGAACTAAGTCCTTAAACTTCTTCATTTGCTGGTTGTTCCTGTTTGTTTAACCAATCCAATTGAACATCCAACCTTTTAGTATCGATTGCATCTCTTTGTTTATCAACCATAGACGCACTAAAAGCATTTGATGCTTCAACATTATCACCTGCTTCAATAGAATTTATCATTTTTTTAATATCATCTTTTGCCATAATTTATTTCCTCGTTACATGTCAAAGGAGTCCTCTCCTTCCCCATCTTCGTTTTCTTTTTCTTTGTCGATTTGTCCATCAATCATTTCTATCTCTTCTTCGGATTGTCTAAGAACATTCTTTCTAATCCATTGTTGAGAATAGTATTTACCAACAAACTCATCCAACTCCCTTAATGAAGTTGCTCTTTCTCTTAAGATTTCTGCATCCTTCATCTCTACAAAATGAGAGTCTTTTTGGAAATCGAATCTAATATTCTCTTTCTCAAGTTCCCATTCTTCAACTGACACGATACCTTTCAGTGCCAACTGAGTTCGTAATATATCAAGAAACATACTACTAAACTTCATTCTGAGTCTATCTACAAAACGAGAGAATTTAACCTCATCTCTTGATATCTCAGTCGTCCTACCTAAAGAGAAACCACTTTCAGTTTCTAACCTAGAGATAGGTACATTTAAACTTCTGAACAGTTTTCTTTGGAAGTATATAATATCTTCTATTTCACCTAGGTTCTGACCGCCAGGCAAGGTGGTAATCTCTGTTCCTCTTCCACCCTCTCTTCTTGGTAACCAGAAATCTTCCAACATACTCATATGTTTTCTATCATCTCTGACTTCACCTGTATCTGCATTGTAGACTAGTTTATTCTTATATCTAGTCATAGTATCTGCAAGATACTGTTCTGCTTTTGCCTTCGGAAGGTTACCTACATCAATGTAGAATATTCTTCTTTCTGGAGCTCTTGATATTCTGTAAATAACAAGTGCATCTTCCATCATTCTTAATTGGTTAGCTGCTTTCAATCCTTTGTGCATATAACCGATGATGTTTCGTCTGTTTGCATCCATCATTCCAGATGTAGTATAAACTATTGCATCTGGTGATATCTGCAAGGTCTGACCACCTTGACCAAGTGTAGTATTCTTTTCAAAACCACCTTGGTTGTAAGTATAGTATTCTCGTACTTTATCGATTACTTCTATACCTGCTTTGTTCTTCTTTTTTTCGACTTCCCTAATCTTTTTAATTTGAATAGGGTCAATCATTCGTAGACCTACAACACCCTTTTTAGGTTTTTGTGGGTCAACTAATAAATGGAAGTACATCCTTCCATCTACATACCACTTTCTAAATATATCAGAAGAGGTCTGGTTGAATCTCAAAAGTCTTAAAACCTCTGAGAATTCATCCCTAACCTTGGATTTAATTGAATCTGAAAGCCTAGTTGCATCCATGTTGATACCAACCTGTGCATCTAAGTCATTCGAGGATATTGCTTCTTGGACGATATCGTCAATTGCCATGTCCACTTCTGGAATCAATGACATCTGTCGGTATCTTACGATTAAGTCTTGTTCAGACTTAACCCCACCTTCCATGTCTACGAATGTCCCTTGGGCCATTCCGCCACCTATTTGATAACCACCTTGCCCAACTTCTACAACTTGAGCTCCATCGTCATTTATAGGTGCAACAAAGGTAGGTGCTTGTCCCTCTGCGTCTTTCCTCTTTATTTCAAATCCAAATATTTCCATAATATATATTTATAACACTAAAGAAGGAACTCTAATTAAAGAGTTCTTTCCCAGTGTGAATATGCGAATGTTACATCAAAAGACTGTATCTCATCAGCAGTATCGTAACTTAATTCGATATTTGCTAAAGTTTGAGGGTACATATTATACAACTCATAAGTTGCAATAATACTGTCATCTCTATTTAACTGAGATATAGTTGCTCTAGAAACCAAATAGTCTAAATCAGTTGCACCAACTCCACTATCTAGTTCTTGTATGCTTTCCATCCATTGTTCTACTGCTGTTCGAGTAGAAAAGTTTACATCGTTGATTACTGTTATTGTCCAATCTTCGAAAGTCCTGTCACCTGCTACCTTTAATTTATGTCCTCTAAAAGGAACTTCAATTACTGGTAAGTTTGAGCCTGGTATCGCAGCTGTTTTACACATAAACTCGATATTTTGGCCCATTCTAGGAACATAGACTCTGAATCTATTAGAACGAACACCACCAGCGATTAACTGTGATTTAAATTCATCTATAGTTGCCATCTTTTACTCCTTAGTTACCATATTGGGTATTAGTTGCACCATACACTTCTTCGAATTCTACACCAGACCTAGCTGCAACAAAGTTTAGTGTGATGAAGTTGATACTTCTATTAGGTTTAACAAAAATGGAAGCTTGGAATTGATTTGCATCCACAATCGCTTGTGAGTTATTTGTGTCATCACAAACAACTTGGAAATCTACTATTCCTCGTCTTCCCTTAACTTGTCTTAAGAAAGGTTCAATCGTTGCTCTAAATTGAGCTCTTGTAAATGCATCGTTAAATTCGAATAATTGGAATTTAGCTGCAGTACTGATTGCTTTCTCCATAACAATAAATAATCTTCTAACATTGATTCTATCAAATGCACTTGCACTTGCAAGTAAAGTTTTGTCTCCAAACAATACAGTCCCTTGGCCAGGGAAAGTTACTATTGGATTAACCCTCTTCTTATATAGTGCATCTCTTTGAGCTTGATTTGGATTAAAAGACAACTTAGTAATTCCTAAGATTTGTCCTCTATTATAACCAGCTGGTGAGAACCATGCGTCTCTTTCTGAATCAGTTCTTGCCATGATTCCTGCTGTGTGTGAACATGCTGGTAAATAACAGAAGTTGTCTGTATATTTATCATACTGATAACACCATGCACTATCCATGACTGCATAAGAACTTGAAGATAATGTTTGTGCAAAAGCTATAATTGAAGCTGCTTCACTTCCACTGTTGTTTACACAATCAGCTTTACGAGGTGAAATGATTGCCATGCAATCTTTTCGTGCTTCACACAATGCAATTAAATTATTTGCTTGTGTTGTTGCTTCTGCAAGGGTGGATACGACTGACCCACCAGCATAACCATCTAGTGGCCCTGCTATTAAAAAGTCAACATCTTGAGTTTCAGCATCACCAAAGTATGTGGTGTTTGCTGAGTTTTTAGCCCCAGATGATAAAGGAAATCCATCCAGACCATAAGACAACGAACCACCTAAAGGTAGGTCGTGTTGGTCAAACGCTGCACCTGCAGCTGCAAATGTGTTTCCTGATTCTGTTAATGCTGAATTATCGTGGTTTGTCCAGAAAATGTAATTAGAGTTGTATCTTATTTTATCAACATAGTAGTTAGAATTACCTTCTGAATCTTTAGCATTAGATGCTTGTGAAAGCCCTTCAAATACTTCTAAGATTTCGCCAGGAATTCCTGTAATCTTACCATCTTCATCAATAACAATAACATGCAATTCATCTAAAGATGAACTGTTTGCAAGTGCATCTGGACTAGAGCCAGGAGCTTTAGTAAAGTTGCTTGCAAATTCCCATTCTCTAGAAATGTTTGCACCATTAGCTGGTACAACCTGTAGTCCTTGTGAACTATCAGTTTCTAAATGGAAAGTTATATCATTTGATGATATTGTTAATAGTTTATATCTAAATGTTGACCCTGCGAAGACAATAATATCTCCAACATGCAGTTTTGTAGCATCAGCTACAGTCAATCCTGTATGTCCTACAGCAATTGATGCATCACTTACAGTTGTTACATTAGATTGTGTAAATGCATTTGCACTTGCACACATAGATACTTTTAAACTATTACCGAGAGACCCAGCACATCTAGCTGCAAATAATCCAGCACTACCAGCTGCACTACCAGAATGGTAGTTTACTTCGTAGTAATGTGTAGAGTTTTTGATTAGTATACCAGCTGAACCAGTCGTTGCATTAAGCATTTGCCCAGTTTGACCTGCGGCTATACCATTAGATGCACGAACTATTTTTAAATTATTTCCATACTTTAAAAAGTTTGCAGCTGAATAAAAGTGTTCTTTCTTACCTAAAACAGTATTGTAACCATCGCTACCTGCTGTTACTGGTTCTCCAAACACTCCCACCAATTCCTTCTCGGATGTTATAGTTCTAACTTCATCAACTGGGCCCCAACTAAATTCCCCAGCGAATGCACCAATACTTGATGAAACGGCTGGAACTACATTTGTAACATCGATTTCTCTGACTTGAACGCCAGGTGATACTTGAAATGCCATTTTAGTTTTCTCCCATAAAAAGTTTATTTCTATTTTGACTGAACCACATTAATTGTTGTTCGTCCATAGTATTTAGTATTTCTTAAATTTAGAAAGTCCCATCTTTCTCATAAGACCATCTATCTCCACCTTCTACAAAGGATTCTTCTCCCTCGTAGGTTCTACCATCCATAATTCCTATTGGAACTATGTCATTTTCAATTTCTTTTTGCTTTTCTGCATATAACATAGACTTTAAGTCTGCATTAGACAAGTCTTTAAACAATGGTGTAGATACAAACCATGCAAATAATACACAATTCATAACCATATCATCATGACACCCACCATCTGCTTGGAAAGACTGTCCCTTTGATACAAAGGTTGCAAACTCTTGTATAGTATCTATGTCTCTAATATACAGTTTCTTTTCTTCCATTATCTCTTTTAAAGCTGCACATCCCTGTGCTTTGACCTTCTTGGTCATACGAACTCCTACTCCATCTGCTTTAACAGCACTCGTTAAAAACATATTTTCATATTCTAATTCGTAATATAATTCTCTACATACCATTGTGCCTTGATTGTTATTTTCTACTATTATCATTGCATCGTTGTATAGTTTACCATATTTTGCACATACATCTGGTAACAACATAGGAGATATTAAATTATCTCTCATAGTACACACCTGTTCAAACATATTACCATCATGTATATCAAATATAGTAAATGTAGAATAGTCCATTCCTTTACCTTCTGCTGTATCTACACACATAATATACTCATGGTGTGGTTTAGGTTTTTTAAATACTTTTACACTTCCATACATTTCTAATGGGTTTTCAGAGGTTAATCCTAAAATTACATTAGATGGTATCAAAGTTCTTCCAGTTCCTAAGAATGAGTTTCCAAATTCTTGTTCAAACTGTAACTCAGATGTGTTTGCAACTGTTTGTGTTTTCCATTTTTCATCTCTGCCTGGCACATCATACCAGTTAACTTGGTAGTTTGCAAATTCATTTGACCCTGTAACAGATGATTCCCAGATACGATGAAACATATTACCCACTCCATTTGCAGTAGATGTAATAATAACCTTGGAGTTCTTACCAGAGGTAATTACTGGATATGTTCCTGTGTAGAATGGTTCTGCGTTTTCGACAAATGCAAACTCATCCAGATAAAGAAGATTAACAGAAAGACCACGAATTGAACTGGTAGTAGTAGCAGATGCAATAATTCTTGAATTGTTCTCAAAATCTATACTTCCTTTATTAAGTGATTTAGTACCTGGCTGTAAAAAGAATGGTACATTTTCCAACATGGTTGTTATACGAGATAACATTTCTCTTGCAGTGGCTCCTTTATTTGCAAGTATGGCCACTGTTTGTTCTGGGTGGAACAAGATATACCAAAGAAGGTAGGCACATACAGTAATTGATTTTCCACTCTGCCTACAGGCAAGGACAATGTTAAACCTATTATCAATAAACTGCTCAATAAGATTTTCTTGATATTCATATAATTTAAATGGAACTAACCCCTCATCTAGTGAAATTATTCTTATGTATTTTGTAATGAAGTATGCTGGGTCACGAGTACACTTTAGATATTCTTGTACCTTATCGTTATCCCATTCTTCTGCAACCCCACTTCTTTTTACTTGGGAATTGCCTAGATATCCTTCATTCTTAGGTTTCGGCATCTTGTTTCTTTAACAGTTTTTGTAATTCAGCAGTAGACCCTACAAATAAATTTTGATTGGTTGTTTGATTTCTGGGTTTATCATCTTCTAAGTCATCCATCATTTTTTGAATTTGTAATAACTTTTCAGATGTTTCTGATACTGTCTTAATTAATTGTCCAGCAACTTCATAAGTT